TTGGCACCCTTTACCGTTGGATTTATTGGACACACACCCCCTGCTAAACCATGTTTCGCCTGCGGAAGTACTGATTACTGGTTATCGGGGCAGGATTGGATCTGTAATACCTGCCACCCGGAACCGAAGGAAGGAAAGAAATGAAGAACTACATCATTGAACCTTGTTATTGCTGCCAGCATGAACACCATAACCGTTATGGGTGGATAATCCGCAATATCGGGGACGGTCCTTTCGAACAGTACCACGTCAATTTGTCATCAAAGCCTGCGATATGCCGGTTACCCGATCCCCCGACTGCCACAAAAAAGGATGGTGATCGATGAAGGTTATTGTGTGCCAACACTGCGGACAGATTGCCGCTACCCTTCCTTTGGGTAGGTCGGCAACGCGAATCAGTGTCATTGAACTTTGTGACGCTTTGGCAAAACACGGTAGTATCCGCGAAGCTGCCAATGCCCTGGGGTGCAGCCGGGGGTTGGTTTACAAGATCCTGAAGGCAAATGGAATAAAAAAGGATTGCACCAAAATATATGATTTTGGTGCATTAGGGGGTAAGAATTATGAATGAAGACACCCGGGTTGCGCTGACGGTCAAGGCAATAACCCCTGCTATTTACAACAAAAGTAAACAAGTGTCCGCAATTCAGCGGGCAGAAGCAGGGGAAGCAGACTATGTTCCGCATTTATCGACAGACCAGATCAGGTTGATGGCATCGGTTGCCGGACAAAACAAAAGGCATGGCAAACGCAATTCAGTGTTAATCAAATTCCTGTTTGATTCCTGCTTGCGGGTTAGTGAAGCGCTGTCTGTCAGACCATGCGATCTGGAAGAATCCCCTTCCGGGTGGTCGGTCCGCGTACTGGGGAAGGGAAAACAGCCCGGGAAGGCTGCGATATCCCCTTCGATGGCATCGGAATTACATTCTTATTGCTATCAGCAAAAGATTTTGGAAGACCAACCTATATTTAATGTTTCACGGTCCCAGGCTTTCAGGATCGTCACCCAATCCTTCCACGATGCTGGGATACCACGCCCTAGCAAAAAACATGATCGGGTTGGCGGGGTCCATATCCTTCGACATTCAGGGGCAATAGAAAGGTTGCGGATCACAGGCAATCCCAGGGCAACGCAAAGTCAACTGCGCCACAAATCAGCTTTAATGACACTGCGATATCTAAAAACATTAAGCGCGGATGAATCATTAAAAATACAGCAGCAAGTCGATTTAGGTTTATAGGGGGGCAAATGGATGATGAATTAAAGATGCACAGGCTGCGATTATTCCTTTGGGCGAAAAGGATTGGGTTGGACATTACACTGAAAGGTACGCAGAATTCTGCGGATATTTTCGGTATTCAACCACCGCCCGGGTTCCACGATGGTCCGGGGTTTTTTGAAACACAAATTAAAAACATAAAAAAGGAAGATGACGATGTTAAATAATAATATATATGAATCTGCCCGCCCCCTGCCCCCACCAAGCACCGACCTACCCGCGCCTGTCCTGCAAAGTAGTCTATTTGATCAAGATTGGCAGGTTGGGGAAGAAGATTCTGATAGCACAGGATACGGTGCCAATTTAAGTATTGATAGCTTCATCAAGGTCTTCACTGGTCCGCGTGGCAGTGGCAAAACCACACTGATGACGCTGTTTGCCATTCGCTGCTGGCATCTTTACCGATCACGCATATTATCAAACTACCCAATTGAATTTTACTACAAGCGCCCGGGTGAAAAACTGGAACATGTATGCGTGGAAATGTTGGATTGGGAAAAGTTGTTGGTCTTCGATCAGGAATACCGTAATTGTCTAATTTTATTAGATGAAGCGCCTGATGTTGTGTCCAATTTAGCTAGCATGACATGGCGGAACAGGTTGTTAAACATTTTTGTGCGCCAAATAAGGAAAAACCGCAACAGTCTATTCATGGCAGCACAGCAAATAGAACTGATCGACAAAGCACTGCGCTGGCAGGTTGATCTTGAAATACAATGTGCGGATGCTTCCAGGCGCTATGGTTGGCATGCAGCAAACCGCGGTGAATGTATCCTGCTGACAGTGCTGGATCACAGCGGTTTATGGACAGGCACCACCAGCGAAGAACGCGCCAGGATGGGTCAGCAATACTTTTGGCAGGGTGCAGCTTATCCCCGCTTCTTATGGGGTCAACCCGGTAAAACAAAACCTGTTTTTGACACTTATTACGTTCAAGACGTGTTTGAATCCCTGCGCAAGGTGGACATGCGGTTGCAAAGCTACCGGATCGGACCGGGGCAGCCGGATATCAGCGAATCTAAAGCTTTTGACTCTGCTGGTCAGGTAATAGCTTCAATCATGCAATCGGGGAATACAAGGGTAGTCACTAAACAATTTTTTGAAGCTATCGGGGAAATGACACCCTGGGAAAAGGATCAAATTGCAAAAAAGATGGCACAAGCAGGTGTTCGTAATACTCATTCCGGGGCAAAACAATTTTATGATTTCAGTGAATTTAATATGGAAAGGTTTAATACGAAGGGGGGTGAATAATGCTTTTTTGGATTATTCTAGGTTCCTTCGGTCTGTTTTGTTTATTGCTGCTGATAATTTTGTTTGCGGTTAGCTGTTTTTACAACGTTAAAATCACGCTGGGGAAGGATCGCTGATGTCGCCGGCGCACGAATTACACCGAAAGTCCGCGGTCCACCGCAAGATAATCAAATCTAGGCGATACTGGCGCTGGCATGTAAAACTTAATAAGATTTTTATTCGCCTGGAACTTGAAAAGCGGTAGTAATCCCAACACCGTTCCGCAGAATTCTGCGGAACGGTGTTGACACCATAAAAAAACTAGAATATATTATATGTGACTTGCTATTCCCTTGCTATTCTTCAGTACTAAACATCTATCACTTTTGTGTGTAAAGCGTGGTGACAGATATTTACAAATTAAGCACAAAAGTGCCTGTTTAGGCAGACTTCGAAACCGAGTGTCGTGGGTTCGAATCCCACCAGGCGTACCACTTTTTGAAGCTAAATTCTGATTATTGTCAAGTATTTTATGTCATCTAAATGCGATTTGCTATTCTTTTGCTATTCCTTTTGCGTTTAGCATGATTTTGTCAAAAGAATCTGCTGCCTGACGTTGCATGCCCTGGGTGACATGGGAATAGGTATCCATAGTGATGGCAATGGAACTATGCCCTAATCTTTCTTGAACGATTTTGGGGTGTATCCCCTGCTTTAGCATCATGGTCGCATGGGAATGGCGCAGGCTATGAAAGTGTATGTCTTCTATCCCAAGCTGTTTTGTTACCCTGCGCCAGTACTGGCTGACGGTGGCTGGGATCAACGGTTGCCCATCCCACTGGCAGAAGACCAATCGATCATTAGTAAACTTCACCCCCAGCTCGTGACACTGCGCCATTTCATTATCTAAATGCTGCCTTAATACCCCGCAGGTTGCCGGGGTTAATGCCACAACCCTGCTTGATTTGGCTGTTTTAGTACCACGGAAGACAACGCTTCTATCAATCAACCGATGCATGGAACGATTGACACTTGCGGTCATCAGCATCAGATCGATATCTGCCCATCTTAATGCCAGTATTTCAGATCTGCGCATCCCGGTGTATAACCCGAAGAAGAATAGAGGATAATACTTGCTGCCTTTTACTTCTTCCATTATCAAGGTTGCCTGATCCTGATCCAGTGTGTGCATGTCTGTATGGCGCGCCCTGGGTGGTGCAACTGCGTCTGCGGGGTTACGCACCAATAACTGCCATTTAACAGCCTGATCCAGCACTTTATGCAGCATCATGGCATGGTGCCGGACCGTGGTGGTTGATTTCCCTTCTTCTAGCAGTTGTGTGTAATAATCCTGAATATGGGATGGTTTCAGGTTTTTTAATTCAATCTTCCCCAGCTTCGGGATTAAATGCGCCCGGGCAATCGATTCATAACCTTCCGCGGTCCGCGGTGACAGGTTTTGCCTTGCATAGTCCTTCAGCCAGCGTGTTACAAAATCCCCCAGTGTGCTTCTGGTATATACGGTCCTGCCAGTATCCCGCTGGTGGACTAATTCAGCCAGCTTCTTTTCCGCTTCCCTACGGGTTTTACAGGTGACCCACTGATAACGCTTCTGACCTTCCACTTTCCCTTGATAGATTACTACCGAATATGTAGGTCTTTTGCCCTTACCACGTTTAATAATCTGCCCTATCATTTTGAACCTTCCTTATTAGTATTAACCTTTGCGCCTAATTTAACAGGATGCAGGACAGTGTTATCCATTGCCTGCTTCACCTGCGGATCGATACCCTTCTTTTCCAATTCAACAATTCTTTCAATCAATTCAAGGTCAGCTATCCCCATAAACCTGCCCGATTCAGTGCTAATGTAGTAAACATCATCAATAACCGTTGCTTTAGCTGGGGGGATAGCCATCAACGCTTCATCAATCTTCGTGCTATCAAATGGACCCTTTTTCCCCAGCATGGTATGTTCGATTTCAGCTAAAGAATAGATTTTGGACCATGTCCACAGCCAACTGTCCATTTTATGGTCTAGTTTACCGATTAAGGGTTGTAATCGACTGATCCAGATCGCCTGCCTGATGGTGACCGGGGTTGGTTTTTTCCTTTGTTTCAACCAATCTGCTTCTGGTTTAGCAATTTGTTGTTTTGCCCAGGTGTGGACCTCCATGATATGTAACGTAGCATCATTGCTGACCTTGTAATACTTCAAAGCTGCCATATTCCACGGTCTATCCAACCCTTCCATATCCAGCATTTGACGGTGTTTTTTATAATCGGTTGCCAGATACCGGGTGACCGCGGAAGGACTTAACTGTTCATCTTCCACGATGCTTTCAGCATCTTTATAGCTATAGCTGGGGTGGTCTTTAAGGTATTTCTTGATAAGGATGTCTTTTAGCGTTGCTATAACCTGCGTGGCGCTGGCTTTTGGGTCACTGTCCTTAATTTTGTTTACGATTTTTTGTTGTGCTTCATCAAATTTCTGTTCCATCTTTCCTTCCTTGATATCAATTTTTATTTCAATCTTGATATGGTAATAAACTTAACCTTGATATCATTTATAGTACCTATATAAACAATATATCACCAAATTTTAATGATTGCAATAGGGGGAAGAAAAAATGACGGAAAAATTAGCTTATTCACCAATGGAAGCAGCCAGCAGCCTGGGTATTTGCCTTAATACCGTTTACAAGCTGTTGAAGCGCGGGCAGATCAAGGGTGTGCAATTGGACCGTAAAATCCTGATTCCAAAAGCGGAACTGGATCGCCTGCTGGGTCAAGGTTAATAAAGGAAGGAAGGAAGGATAGATGGAAGAATTAGTATTCAAAACCAAAGTCTTGCGCTGCATCGATTGTGGGTTGTCTTTTTTGTGGGAACCCGGGGAACAAAAATTCTACCTTTCCAAAGGTCTGCAGCAACCAAAGCGCTGCGGTGATTGCAGGAAATTCAGGCGCATCACCATTAGCCCGAAGGATGGGGGTGACAACCATGAATAACCTGCTACAGGAAGCATTACAAGCTGCTACACCCCATAACCGTAATCAGGCTGGCTTTGACCTGGCACGGAAACTGCGTGACCGTAGTATATCCGAAGCAGAAGCGGAACGGATCATGTTGGAATACGCAGGCAGTGTCCGTCACAACGGTGACGAACCCTACACTGACCGGGAAGCGTTGGAATCATTAAGAAGCGCCTATAGCAGACCCATCAGGGGGGGTGGGGGGTATAACTCTTCCAACGGTGAAGGGTGCCAACCTGCCAACCTTACCCCAAAACAGATTCAAAATAAGGTTGGCACTTACGATGGCACCCAAAATGCCAACATGCCAACTGCCAACCCTGGTTTGACACTGGTGAAGCTGGCAACCGTTAAAAAACTACCTGAAGATTATCTAAAAACACTAGGGGTCAGCGACTTCAAGCTGCAAGGATCCCCGGTGGTACGGATCGCCTATTTCAATCAGGAAGGGGATGAAAGCGCGGTCCGATTCCGCTTGTCCATGTCCGGGGATCAGCGCTTCAAGTGGCGCAAGGGTGACCAAACATCACCTTATGGGTTAAACAAGCTATCTGATTTCCGCGCAAGGGGTTGGGTTTTGGTTGTCGAAGGGGAATCCGATTGCTGGACCTGCTGGTATCATGGGATCCCTGCTATCGGTGCGCCCGGGAAGACCAATTGGAAGGCTGCCTGGGGTGAATATCTGCAGGGTTTTGACGTTTATGTTTGGGCAGAACCTGGCGCTGGGGATTTTGTTTTACGCGTATTGAAGACTTGCCCGCAGGTTAAATTTATCACTGCCCCGGAAGGCATCAAAGATCCTTCAGAAGCGCATCTGAAGGGCATCGATTTACCTTCATGGCTGGAAGAATTGAAGGCGAAATCGGAAGCTGGCGCGGAATTACGCAGAAGGATGAATGATGAAGACCTGGCAACTACTTATCAGGAAGCATTGCCAATCCTGACCGCGGAAGATCCGCTGGTATTGGTAGAATCTGCCATAAAATCAAGCGGTTTTGGTGGGGATACTGCCCCAGCAGTTATCACCTACCTGGCAGCCACTTCCCGTGTGCTGGAAATGCGCCTGGGCAGCATGCCTGTCCATGAATTGATCAAGGGGCAAGCTTCTAGTGGTAAAAACTACCTATTGAATAGGGTTATGGCTTTGCTGCCTGAAGAATCTGCCCATACCATCGATGCTGGGTCCCCCAGGGTGATGATTTACGATGATTCGGACCTTCAGCATAAGGTTTTAATTTTTTCTGAAGCTGATTCCCTGCCCGCTGGGGAAGACAACCCTGCAGCAAGCGCGGTCAGGAACCTGCTGCAGGACCACCATCTGCATTATGCGGTCACCGTAAAAGACCCCAGCACTGGTGATTTTACGATCAGGGAAGTTGATAAACCCGGACCCACCGTCATGATAACCACCAGCACCAGGTCGCTGGGTAACCAGCTGATGACGCGGGTGTTTACCCTTGAACTATCAGATGATCAGGCGCAGATTGCCTTCCGATTGCAGGCGCAGGGCAGGCTTGAAACCGAAGATGTCCAACCCCCTGATAAAAGTCTGGTTGCCTTCCAAAAATACCTGCAATTGTGCGCACCGATCAAGGTCCGGGTGCCTTTTGCCTTTGAACTGGCATCCGCAATGGCAAAAATGCCAGCAGCACCCCGGATTCAACGTGATTTTGCCCGGTTGCTATCGCTGATAAAATCCTGCGCCCTGTTAAGGCAGCACCACAGGCAAAAAGATGAGGAAGGTGCCATCATCGCGGATTTATCAGATTATTCAACGGTCCGCACACTGGTTAATACCATGTACATCGATTCTGCCAGCGGTGCAAATGACCGTGTCCGCGTTTTGGTCAACAAGGTAATTGAACTGGATTCCTGCAGGCTTGATGGACAGCAGATCACTAACACCCAACTGGCGCAGGAATTGCAAACTAACACAAAGCAGGTAGTCCGATGGGCAACAACTGCCATTAAACTGCGCTGGCTGGTCAACAACGAACCGCGGAAATATCACCCTGCTGATTACGGACCCGGTGAACCCATGCCTGACAACACTGGTTTGCCCCCGGTGGAAGGGTTGGCAGTTGGCACTTTGGCATTTGACGTGCCAACCCAAATGCCAACCCAAAATGAAGCTAAAAATGCCAACGTTGGCAGG